GAATCTGCTGGAAAACCTCTTTGTCTACAAGTGTAGCAGCAAACCCTACCGCAGTCACCTGTTCAATTCCAACCTTCTTCCTGCTCTCAACCTTCTCCCAAATCTGCACCGTTTCACCGTCGCGCTTTTCCAACCTGAGATTGAGCGCAGTCGGCAGAATCGGTTCTCGTCTGGTCGTAGCGTTCACCCCGACCACCGGAACCCCGCGAGCCTGGAGAATCTCTAGCGTGTTGGCAGGGAACCGCTGATCCGAGTCAATCCACAACAGTTGATCCGCACCTAACTCTAAAGCCTCGACTGCCAGTTTTTCCCGCTGCGTGAAAATCAGCGTTCCAGGCATTTGCAGAAGCTCGATCTCGTTTACACCGCGATTGGATTCGTACTGCACCAGTCTGGCTAGGTCAAAACAGAAACCTGCCATCACTTCGTCCCGGCATGGGACACAGATTGCAACTTTCAAACGCGCCCCGGATGAGTACGGAAAAATCGATTGTCAGGATGGTTCAGGAATGCCTTAAATGCAGTCTGATCCACTACCTTGAATCCCTGCATAATCCCCTTGCGATTCAGATCATCAACCAGGGTCAGCGGCAATCGTGCAATGTGAGTCGCAACACTGTCGTATCGACCGTCCGACTCGTTCATCTGCTTTTTGTTGGCCTCGATGATTTCGGAAACGTCCTGCTTCGTTTCCAGAATCACACCGTCATCGCTCTCGTGAGCAACGGTGAATCGGCCTTCGTGCTGTGAGAATAGTTTCATATGGAAGGCTCCCCGCCTTTCGACGGGGAACCGTTCTCCCTACTTAGGCAGCGGGGTCAAGATCGAACACACCACCATGCGCGGCTTCGTTCCGCATTTCCAGCGTGAACTCTGCCAGAAGCTGGGTCTTCTCAGAGTCGCCAGCTTTAGCAAGATCGTTGGTCTGGAACGGACGGAGATACGCAAGAGCAGCGTATTCGGGATCGATCAGCAGCGCGTCACGAGTACGCATGAAACGATCAGGCACAACCGACAACGTGCCGAAATCGCTCATGTATACGTCAGCAGCACCGATAATCGTCGTCGGCTCGTTTGACGGAGCCATATAACGCTGTGCAGCGATACCGGCAAACGCCGACACTTTCTGCTTCAGACCGGAACCGACAACGAGCATCGTCGGATTGCCACCGGAGTCAAACACGCTGGCGATAACAGTCTTTAGCAGGGTCTCGGTGAACGTGCGCTGAGTGCCATCGGTACGGGTCGAGACACCGATCGTCGTCGGGTCGCCACCACCCGAGCCTTCGCTCGTGTTGCTCTTGATCCAGGACAGCAGAGCGCCGAGTTTACGAGCGGTGGACGAGGAACCAGCGTCACGGCCTTGGTTGGCAGTGATGATGGTCTCCATGTCGCGCTTAAGCTCAGACGAGGCTTTAGCAAGCTGGTAGGCACGTTCCGAACGGCGACCGGCCTTATTGACCGCTTCCAGGGTACCGGACACTTGGACCGTCTTTTGAACGATCTGCGTGTAGTTACCGAGACGGGTCGTCGGGCTGATCGTGGCACTGGTCGCGTCTGCACCCTCAACCGCAGCGTTAGTAGTAGTTGCGGAAGCAAGCGAATCAGTCTGCCACTCGTGGAACACCGCAGTCGCTTTGGTGCGAGCCAGGGTGGACATAATCGGGGTTTCGGTAGGGCTGATCGAGTAGATAACGTCGATCAGGTCTTCGCGCATACCGATTGCGCTGTGTGCGGTAAACGTAGGCATTTTGTGACCTCAAAAGTTTAGTCGTTCAAACAAAGATGCTGCATCTCTGGCTTTACCAGTTTTACGCAGCCTGTTCATGTCAGTCTTAATCGCGTCAGACTCAGGGTTGGAAACTTTTCCAGTTCCGGGCTTGAGAGTCTTAGGAGCCTCGGCAACACGCTTTGTTACCTCCGGCGACTTCGACACTAGCTTGCGGTACTGTGCGGCTTCCCATAACACCTGGACAGCGCGTGAGTCGTATACCTGATTGAGTTCTGCTTCCGTGAACCCGATACCCTGTGCATAGGTTCTGATGTCCCGTCGAACTTCTTCACCCTTTTGCGGATCAGCGTATTCAGGAATGGCTTGCTGGAGTCGGGCCTGCTGCTCGGCAAGATACTGCTGCAATTGCGTCTGACGCTCGGCGTGTTGCTTCTCAGCAATGCGTTGACGTTCAGCCTGGACTGCGGCTAGTTGCTTGTCTCGCTGTACAGACTCTGCGACTTTCATCGCGTAGCCAATCGGATCGCTTTCCTTCAGCGACTCTAAATCTTCCGATTTGTTCTGCTCCGATAGAACCTTTTCAATCAGTTCCAATCGCTGAGCATACTGGTCTCGGAGTTGTTTGGCCTGCTCGACAGCGGCTTTCTCGGCTTCAATAGCCTTTCGCTGCTCTGCAAGCGCCTGGGTTTTCTGAGTGTAGTCAGTGCCGAGTTGATAACTCTTAATCAGGTCGTCCAGAGAAACTTCGCGTTCCTCACCTGCGGCTTTAACGCGGTAGCGCGGTGTTTCCTCGACTTCCTGCTCAGTTTCAACAGCCTCCGGTTCCTGCTGCTGAGCCTCGGGAGTGGGCTGCTCGCCTTCCTCTGGTCCCATCAAGCCTAGAAACGCATTGGCTGCACCGTTTACATCCAGCGGGCCACTTCCTTGCGGATTGGTGTCCATATCACCCCTTAAAGGATCTTCCAACGTTTACGCTTAATCTCGGCAGTGTCAACAATCGACTGAAAGTGATTAACAACCGTGGTTAAGCATTTTATCATTCTATACGCATTTTCTCGTGCGTCAATATCTTGCTCGGACGAGTTCAGAATCAGGTCAATCTGCTCCTGTTTCAACTTTTCCAGTTCTCCCCGGAAATAATCGTCTCGCAGTAGATTCGCCGCCTGTTCTGGACTCATCCTGGAATCTCAACGTTCTGCGTAATCCCAGCACCGACCTTGGCAGCTTTCAGTTGCGCCTCAACCGCAAACTCCTGTTGTTTCAATTGGAGTTCAGCAGCGGCTTTCTCTCTCGCCAGTTGAATGTCGGCTTGCGCTTTCATTCTCTGAGTTTCAATCGCTGCCAGTGCTTTCTGCTGCTCAATCTGAATCTGCGCTTGAGCCTGAGCCATCATCGTGTCCAGAGCAGGATTGGATTGCTGCTGCGGTGGCGGATTGCTCAACTGCTGGTCGAGTTCAGGGGGAATCTCTTTGAAGAACTCGGTTGAATCCTTCAACCCAGCCGCCTCGATAAACCGTCCCAGCGTCGCCCGATACTGCCCAACAGACACCAGCGGGTTAGCAGGGCCGAACTGCGTGAGAATTTGCTCCTGCTTCGCCAAAATCATCTGAAGCATAGCCATCTGCTCGTTCTTCGATCCAGTCCCGAGTCCGACCGAGATCGAAACGTCGTAGAGATTCGACCACTCTCGCGGGTCCATTTCCACGAACTTGCCACGCATCCTGATAAGACGCGGCTTGTCCTGGTACTTGCAGAGCAGATGCAGAATGCCTCGGAACAGGCTTTTAACCCCGGTCTCAGCGAACAGACGAGCAATTAGCTCCATCTTGCCAGCACCGGCTTGCATCGTCGCTGCGACAGCGGCAGCGGTGACGTTTTGCAGGATGTTGGGGTCAAGACCTTGGGAAGTCTCCGATACTCCTGAACGCTTGGCTTGCACCGAGTCGAAATATCCCAGCATCGGATACGCAGAACCAGTGATATCCGGCACCTGAATCGCTGCCACTGCTCCCTGCGATTTCGTGCGTACAACCCCGCCAGGAGTGACGTTCAGCAGGTCATCCAGATTCACCTGACCGTCAACCACCTGCATCCGCGCATTGTTGATGAGATACAGGTTGTCCAGCATCTGCCGAGTGACGGTGGACTTGATTAGCTGGATATCCATCGTCCGGTCTGCCAGCGACTGACCGAAGAACTTATGCGGGATCGGAATCGGACAGATCACATGGAAGGGAACGTAATCCGTCGGGATGTTTGCTTCCCGCCCGTCAGCGTAAGTCAGAATCGTGTTGTTGCTGTAGAAAATCTGACGTAGTTCTGCGATCCCGTCCTCGTCAAAGTCAACGTAGATATAGGACTCGTAAACCTCGACTTCCTGCATCGACTCGTCAAGACTGTCCTGCTCGAACGGTTCTTCTCCGGGAGAATACCGAGCGATCCGCTCCTCTGTGAAGTCCAGACTGTTGTAGACAGGCAGACCGTAAACCTGATCCTTGTCGAACCCCATCTGGACAAGTTCTGTCCTGGTCATCAGCCGACGATGCGCCATGAACGGCGATTTAGCCTCACCGAATCGCGCTTTCTTGCTGACGATCAATTCTTCTGGAGGAACGCAGTCAATCTGAATCCGGCCCGACTTGGTTTTCTTGCGAACGACAACATTGTGAGTGCGCGTCGCCTGATCCATTACCGTACCGTCCGGCATCTGAACCTGCGTGACTTGCTCGTTCGTTTCCTGACCGACGATTTCACGCGACTCATCTGACAGCAACAGGACTAGCTCGGTGTCCGTCAGATCACGGTAGGCTTCCTCGTCTACGTCGATCTTTTCTTCCCAGACAGCTTTCACCGTCCCGGTCTTGGCTAGCAGAGCGTCCTTGAACCAGTCATGCAGGATTGCAAAACCGTTGTTGTCCTTGCTAAACACCCAATTCGCGTAGTCAGTCGCCTGCTTTGCGCCTTCTTCATCCTGCGGACCAACCGGCTCAAACCTGACCAGATCATCGCTCGCAGTGAACACCCGGATAAGCTGCGGCAGAGCACCATCGATGACTTCAGCAACCTCTCCGGTCACAATCTGGCTGCGACCCTCTTGCTCGTTGCCGTATGGGTTGCGAAGGTAGTAGTTCAGAGCCTCGGCTCGTTCTTCCGTGGTCTCGCTGTCCAGCATCCCGATAGCATCGTCGATCTCTGCTTGCAGAATGCCAGTGAGTCGCCCGTTATCCATTTACCACCTCGCGCCGAAAGTATTTCCGCTTCTCTGGCTCTTTTGTTTCCAGTTCAGCGAGTTTCTTTTCCAATTCCGCGACTCTACGTTGTAGTTCCTCGAACTCGCGTTTCTTGACGACAAATCCCTGTGGCATCAGCATTAGACCACCCACCTTGTATTAACGTTTATCGGTTTCGACCAGGATGACGTTTCGTTTAGACCGACAGCAAGATACCTGAAAGCGTCCGATCCGTGGCTAGACCAATCGTGTAAGGGTCTATCATAAAAGACTTTCTGCTTTTCGTCGAAAGTCCGGCGGTAGTTCCGCAGGCAGTTCAACCCTTCGCTCGTTTGCGGGATGTTGAACCAGCAGCGGGGTAAAAGTCTGCGGACAGCTTGGATACCGTCATCCACCGATAACCGTGGCGCAATCGTGCAGCTGAGGTCGGCCTGCTGCAAGACCTCCAGCCGCGACTTTCCTGAGCCTAGTTCTCTGACCTGTACGTCGTGCGGGACGATGTGCTCGGCCTTGTGCCAGCCTCTGTTTCGCAGTTCCCGGACGTACCAATCCAACCCAACCCCGTGGTTCTCAATGTAGTCTAGGAGTCTGACTTCTTGTCCGTGGACTTGTGCAATCCAGATCGAAGTCGAGTCACCAATCCCCAGATCCCACGCAGCAATCGTTTTGCAAAGGTCATCCCGGCTGATAGCACAGAATCGACCTTCTCCCTCCATCTGGTTAAGAATCTGCCCATAATAAGCCCCCTCGATAGCAGCGTGGAATGAGCACTCAAACTCTTGGTCGTACTTGTCGCGCCCCATCTCTCGCAGCGCATCGTCTAGTTCTGACTGAGCAATGATCTTCGTCTGACTGGCTCGGAACTCGAGCAACTTCCACCCAGGTTCACCCTGTGCCCTGTTCCGCAGGTCGTAGAAGTGATTCTGGCCTTTAGGTGTGCCGATAAACATTGCCCAGCCTTGACGGTCGGCTAGGGCAGGTCGGATTACTTCGTTCCAGATTTTGGGATTCTGATCCCCCACCTCGTCCAGTACAACTCCGTCAAAGTAACTCCCGCGTAAAGAGTCGGGATTGTCGGAGCCGTACAGACCGATCCTGCGATCCCAGAAGTCAACACGAAGCTCTGAAATGTTTGGTGTGGCTCCCAGCGGACGCGTGTAGTGGAGCAGGTAGTCCCAGGCAATGCGTTTGCTCTGTGCATAGGTTGGCGCAATGTAAGCGAATCGTGGGCGCTCCTTCTGGCACATCACCGCAGACTTTACCAACTGGTTGATGGCTGAGACAGTCTTGCCTAAACGACGATGAGCCACTACCACCGTGAAGCGGTGATCCTCCATCGCCTGATGGATCTCAAGCTGTGGATCCCGCGGAGCGTAAGGGATTACGATTTCTCGGACGCCCATGTCACTGCCATTTTAAGCGGTTCGCCTTCAGAGTTTGCGTGTTCAACCACATTATGCTCGCGCCACCCTGCTCTAGTCTTTAACCAGAAGATCATCGCCGCGGTGTTCCCGGCCTTTGCCTGCTGGAATAACGTCTGAGCGATGGCTGCGTTAGCCTCCACTCTCCCTTCCATTAGCTCATGCTTGTAATGCTTTGTCAGCGTGTCGTGGTCGATCTCTAGTTTGTCGGCAATATCAACATAACGGACCCCGACAGCGGAGAGCGTCTTGACTAGCCGACGATCCTCATCTGACGGTTTATGCCGCTTGCCTTGCATTTTTTATGTCCGAAAGTTCATTAAATGACTCGCCAGTTTCCTCAAGCGTCGCGGTCTTGCCGGTGAAGTCTTGCCAGCGTTTAATGATTACGTCGCAGTACTTTGGGTCAAGTTCCATCAATCGTGACACGCGCCCGTTCTTCTCGGCAGCTATCATGGTCGTGCCAGAGCCGCCGAACGAGTCAAGCACGATATCGCCGCCCTTTGTGTTGTTGAGCAGCTGGTACTCAAACAACGCCACCGGCTTCATCGTCGGGTGTTCTGCGTTTCGAGACGGTCTATCAAATTCTAGGATTGTTGTTTGCTTTCGATCTGCTGCCCACAGGTGTCCAGCACCATCCTTCCATCCGTAAAGACATGGTTCGTGCTTCCAGTGGTAATCCATCCGACCAATAGCGAAAACACTTTTTTTCCAAATCAAACACTGGCGCACCTTCCATCCAGCATCTTGAGCCGCGCCCCTAAAGTTATACCCTTCCGAGTCAGCATGCCAAATGTAAAACACAGCGCCTGGCTTCATCACGGTATCTGCGGCAACGTAAGCGTCTCGCAAAAACTGCCTAAATTCTCCATCGCTCATTGCGTCATTCTTGATGCCGAATGTAGCCGCATCTTTTCTGGCTTTACCAGCCTTTTTCAGCATCTCATTCTTTGCGGTCATATCAAGGTTGTATGGCGGATCAGTCAGCCACATATCAACAGACTGACCTTGGCATAATTCCTCGAGCGCCTCAATGCTAGTGGAGTCCCCGCACATCAACCGATGCTTGCCCAGCAGCCACACATCCCCCAGCTTCGTAACCGGATCAACCGGAACCTCTGGAACTTCATCCTCGTCCGTCAGCCCTTCCGTCAACTCTACCGGCATCAGCGCGGCAATCTCATCGGCTGAGAATCCGGTCAGTTCTGTGTCAAACCCTAAGTCTTTCAGGTCGGCAAGCTCAATCGCCAGTAAGTTGTTGTCCCAATCAGCGTTCAGCGCCAGCTTGTTGTCGGCCAAAATGTAAGCCTTGCGCTGCATCTCCGTAAGATGCGACAACCTTACCGCGGGAACTGTGTCCTTGCCTAGCTTACGAGCAGCCATCACCCTGCCGTGACCAGCAATGATGCTGTTGTCGTCGGCTATCAGGACAGGATTGTTGAACCCAAACTCTTTGATTGACGCTGCAATCTGTGCAACCTGCGCGTCCGAGTGGGTTCTGGCGTTGTTGACGTAAGGTATCAGCGTCTCAATGCTGATTTGCTCTACTTGCATACGCACTCCTATTGGGTCATGCGCTTTATATTGTCTTGCAGTTTATTTCTTGTTTCTGGCACTGATCGCTTTTGCCTTTGCTCTCGCATCGGCCTTGCTGGATGCGCCCCAGGCTTGCAGGGATAACAGCAGACGAGTCGGCTTACCGTCCTTCCGCTCCGGCCCAGGCATATTGCCCATCCTCGCCAGAAACGATGCTCGTCTAGGGTTGTCGCCTGACTTTACCGGAGGCTTTAGGTCGGAACCGGGGTTGGCTCGCTCGTAAGACTTGCGCCCAGCCTCGTTCAACCCGCCTTTAGGATTCTTCCCGGCCTTCCTTGTCCATGCTGCTGTCATCTCGATATTCCTGCTTTGCCATCATTAGAATTTGACGCTGCCGTTGAGTCATACGCTGCTTGATTGGACCACCTACTAGCCAAGCAGAACAGGTACGGTCAGCAGCACACTTGAACTCGAAAAGCTCGCAATAGCCTAGCCCAGCAACTGCCATGATGTCAGCGGAATAGTTCCCAGGCTCATCGCCAATCCCCTTCTCAATGCAGGAAAGCATCTCTGGAGTCTGGATAAACGCTGCACAGTTTCCGCAGCGCATCTCTTTGGCATCATCTGGACTAGTCTGCCATTCGTCTGCCTTAGCTGTCCAGAACTCCTCGTTCTCATCGTTCGGATTGGCAGGGCCGTATCCAACGTTCTTGAACGCCCAATCCCGGTTCTTGAGATTGACCTTGATGTCCTGCGTAGCGATAGGGCAGATCATTTCTTTGCCGCTCTCATGTTGTCCACCAAATTCGGGTAGTGGCGACCGGCAGACTTAGCCATCGCTTTAGCTGACCGTTTCTGTTTCTTCGACAGCGGGTCAGGTTTGCCAGCACTCTTAGGACGAGGCTTGTCCCAGACTGGCTTCACTTCTTCCTCGCCGGAAGTTTGGCATACGGGGTCTTCTGCTTGCTCATGAATTCCTTGGCAGTCGCCATCGGAATTCCCACCTTTTTCGCAAATCCACGAGAGTGGGCTGCGGCTTGCATGAGTCGGGCTTGTGCTTTCG